GTTTACAGCGCAGGAAGACTTTAAGCTAAAAGGTTGGCTATGCACTAGCTGTATGCACTTTGAGGCCGCTATTGGCCGGGAGAGGAAGTTCCAAATGGGAGACAAAGATGGCGATCAAAAGGGAAGCGTGCGATAAGTGGTTCTCTGACGTTGTCAGGGCTAAAGCAGACTGGTGCTGTGAGTATTGCGGCAAGATGTTTGCAGGCCCATCGGCAGGCCTTCATTGCGCCCATATTTACGGTAGAGCCAATAAGAGTACCAGATGGTCATTAGACAATGCCGTTTCTCTCTGCGCCCACCACCACGACTACTTTGGAAAAAACCCTGTGGAATTTGCTGATTGGTTGAGTCAATACTTTGGTGAAGGTCACATGGACTTATTGCGTGAGAAGCGCAATGAGATAATGAAGACCAACAAAGATCTACGTAAGGAAATATCGGATCATTATCGGGCTGAGTATCGCAAGATGCTAGATGACAGCGAATACGATCCAGTAAGCTTTAATTGAGGTAACAATGCCTAAGATAAAGGTAACCGAGCAACAGGTTCGGGAGATTCGTGCGAATCGAGAAGGGTTAAGTGATACCAAGCGTGCTGAAAAGTATGGTATACATAGGAACACAGTTTGGTTGATAAGAAATTACGCAATGAGGAATAAGGGATGAAGCTTAAAGGTTCAATGTGCCAATGTGCAGCTTGTGGCCATGTATTTACCGGGACGAGCACTTTCGATGAGCATCGTACAGGTGATTGGGATAACCGGGTCTGTATTGACCCGGCATCCATTGGAATGATGAAACACTACAGAACAGGCGGTTATGCCTGGGGGAGAGGAAGCGATGAGAATAAAGAAAGATACAGCAATAAACCTTCTACTAATCTTGCTTTTACTCGCACTGCTTAATCATTTTTTTGTTTGATTCTGCAAGGTGCTTGCAGTAACATTGGAATTGTCGGTGGGCTGCCAACCCTAAAGACCGATGACAGAACCGTAGGAACGATCACCCGACATGGCTATTGTTCCAAATACTCTCTCATCAGTCAAGTTGCCTCTACATATTGTGCCTACCGTAGTGTCGAGCCACTACAAATTGTGCTGTCGCATGGTGCAGCCGCTCACGAAAGCCAGATTTAACCGCCGACCTTTAGAGGACGGGACAAACAGCGTATTGGTGACATTAAAAGGGCGAGTGGCCTGCGTGCGGAGATACCCCGCGAAGTGGTTTGCTGATTACTGGCGGTTACTGGGCAATTAGAGTTATTCAGATAGAGTTTAGGTGTTAGGTCACCTACAGTCCTCTAAATGACCGCTATGGGAGAAAAAAAATGATAGTGACGCTAACCCCCGTTGAGCACGCGTTATCGAGAAGAATAGCAATGCTCAGGTACGAGTCGAACAGAAAGAAGGGCAATGTAAATCACCTCAGAATACCAGATAAGTATGAAGCGCATGAGATGAATGGCTTCGGTGCTGAATTGGCGGTATGCAAGGCATTGAACGTATATCCAGACCTATCTATCTCAGAGGCACCTGCTGCCGACCTACAGTACAAGAATGCGGACATAGACGTTAAGCAGTCATCGACTAAGAGCGCACACCTATTGCTCGCGGCAGAAAAAGTTAAGCTTTGCGAGTGGTACTGCCTGGTCATTGGTGATATGCCGGTTTATGACATCGTTGGATTCGCCCGGCTCAATGACTTGAGACGAGAGGAGAATCTGAAGGACTTCGGCTATGGTGCAACGTATGCATTAAGTCAGGATAAGCTGATGGACATACTAGATTTTGTTAAGACTGTTCAAGAATAAAACGTCACTCACATATAACAAAACAGACTATGTCTGAACTAATAAGAAGTGATAGTGTAATAGGTTCGGAGGTAAGTTATATGCAATTAAGACCACATCAAGAACTAGCAGTAGAAATGTTAAGGGATTCATTAAGAAGGGGGAATAAAAGGCCGATATTGGCCGCCCCGTGTTCATTTGGTAAGACCATAACAGCTGCTTACATGCTTAAGGCTGCCGCAGAAAAGGGTAAGCGAGCCATATTTATTTGCGACAGGATCAAGCTAGTACAGCAGGCCTTAGAGGCGTTTGATCTGCATGGTATGGATGTAGGTGTTATCCAGTCTAACCATGAGCGAACGAACTGGGACGCGCCTATTCAGATAGCGTCAATCCACACAATGGCGAGAAGATCGAGAATGGTTGAGTTTGACTTTGCCATAGTGGATGAGTGTCACATTGTTTACGACTCATTGAAAAAGTATATGGATATGTATACGGCAGTGCCATTCATTGGTCTTTCGGCAACGCCATATGCTAAGGGATTGGGTAAGTATTACGATGATTTAGTAGTACCCATTTCCCCCCGGACATTACTCGAAAAACAGTATCTAACTCCGGTGGACTACTATGGTGGCGCACGGCCAGACCTAAAAGGTGTCAAGACCAAAGCGTTGAGAACAGGTGGAACTGACTGGGACGAGAGGGCGCTATCTGAGGCTATTGATAAGGACGAGAAGCTTGCCGGTGACATCGTCAAGAACTGGTTCAAGCATGCGGAAGGTAAGCAGACGATTGCGTTTTCACCATCCATTAAGCACTCTAAGCACATGGTAGAACTTTTTCTATCCCACGGTGTACCTGCGGTTCATATCGATGGCTACATGGACGATGAGGAGCGTCAGTGGATATTTAAGGCGCATGATGAAGGTGAGTTTAAGATCCTGTCGTGTTCTAGACTGTTAAACACCGGTTATGACGCGCCGCAGGTTGAATGTCTGATAGACTGTTTCCCGACCAAGTCGATCATCTCATATGTCCAAAGAGCGGGCAGGATTATGCGAACGGCTGAAGGCAAAGAGCGCGCAATCTATCTCGATCATGCAGGGAATGTCAGAAGACACGGATTCGCGGAAGACATCATCCCGGAGGAACTGGATGACGGGACTAAGCGGTTCAATGAGCGCAACCAGGTTAAAGAGAAGAAAGAGCCGAAGGTTAAACAATGCCCACAGTGCTATCAGGAAATGGTCGGAATTAGATGCAAGTGTGGGTATGAGGTGCCTATAAGAGAACAGCTAGAGACAGATCAGCAGGAGCTTCAGAAGATCACGAAGGCTAATAAGAACGATAAGGCAGAGTGGCTGGGTCAGTTGCAACTGTACGCGGCTCAGAAGCGTTATCAGGCGGGATACGCTGCACACTTGTACCGGCAGAAGTTTGGCGTATGGCCGAAGGTTCAGCCGAAAAGAGCAGATCAAGTATCGGAAGAAGTCATGAACTTCATTAAGTACACGTTCATAAAGAGGGCAAAAGGTAATGCTAGAAGCGTTTCTCGAGCGGCTTGAAAGGGTGCGAAAAAGCGGAAAAGGTTATAGGGCGTGTTGCCCGGTACATAAGGATAAAGACCCATCAATGAGCATAACGGAGAAAGACGGCAAGGTTCTTTGCTATTGCTTCTCTTGTGGGGCCACAGGACAGGCTGTAGCGAACGCTTTAGGTCTACCTATGTCAGCCCTATTCTCGGAGCCGTTCATCAAGACAGGGCTATCTAGGAAGGACAGAGAGGATCTTGAGATGGACAGGATGATCCTAATGGTGGCAGAGAAGAACAAGCCAACAAGCTATGCTGACTTTAAAAGGCTTAAGCTCGCGAGAGAAAGGGTAAAGCACTTAGAGTTATTAGAGAAGCAGATGTTAGAACAACAAAGTATAAGCGCATAGGTTTACTCTAAATACCGATAATAGTAATGTTGTGTGAACGCTAAGGGAGGCGCATATGAAAGTTAAGATCGAGTTAGTGGTAGATATAAGGGAGTTGGAGTTTCACGGCTTAGAGATTGGGGCGTACAACGAGAAAAGTGAAGCCTGGGGCGCAACCGTCAATAGACCGGTGAAGTATGCCGAGTGGGATTCTGTTACCTGGAACGGTGAAACGGTCTGTTTGATCGACGACGCGGACGCTGAGAACTATCTCATAGACGAGGCCTACTATGGCTACGATGAGTGACATTCTTACGGCCATACAGGCTGCTACAACGATGGCTGAGCGTACAAAGAGAGTCGTATGTATAATGCCAGACTTAAGTTTGGTGTTTGAGACTGACTACACAAGAGAGAGGGCGGTGGAGATAGTCCATCCGGTGAGGTTCAGATGAACGATGAAGAATTGATTGAGTTTTGCTCATGGGTGCTTATGACAGCGCTCGTTATAGTGGTAATGAAAGCAATGTTAGAAATGTAAATAAATGTA